ACGCCTACAGCGTCAGCCACATACACAGGCGCAACAGGTGCGCTTGCCATAGCATTGGGTATACCTGCTGGCGCAACTGGCGCAACTGGCCCTGCTGGTGGTGGGTTGGCTGAACTTACCGCAGATACAACACCGCAGCTTGGTGGTGATTTAGATGTAAATGGCAAAGATATTGTTACAACATCTAATGGAGATATTGAGTTAAATCCAAATGGAACTGGCAAAACAGTTCTTAAAGGCAATACCAATCCGGGTACTATGGTGTTTAATTGCGAGAGCAACAGTCATGGTCAAACAGTCAAGGCACAACCACACTCTGCCAGTGTTACAAACACTCTTACGCTACCGCCCGGTGGTGATGGTGAACTGGTCAGCACTGTAGCAACACAAACACTTACAAACAAAAGCATAGCCGCAACACAGCTTACAGGCGCGTTGCCAGCCATTGATGGGTCAAGTCTTACAGGCATATCTGCTGGTGCAACTGGTGGCGGTTCAGACCAAATTTTCTATGAGAATGGTCAGACTGTGACAGCCGATTACACAATTACAAATGGTAAAAATGCTATGTCTGCTGGGCCAATCACAATCAACTCAGGCGTGACGGTTACTGTTGGCTCTGGCGAAACATACACGGTGGTTTAGATGAGTACATTAAAAGCAAATACAATCCAAAGCACAAGCGGTGGCGTAGCTACACTTACTAAACAAAATGCAGCAAAAATGCATTGCGTTGTTGATCAAACCTCTACACAGTCAATTGTAGGCAGTTTTAATCTTTCTTCAATTTCAGACGGGGGGACTGCTAAAACAACTAAGACGATGACAAGTCCAATGTCAGATACAACATATACTATCTCTGGTTCAGGCAGACTTGACACCGGTGGCAATGCATGTATTCACAACCAGGATAAAGACGTTACAAAAACGGCAAGTGTATTTGGCGTTGTGGGTAATGCAGGAGACACAGCGGCTTCAATGTCTGTTGTTCATGGAGACTTAGCATGAGTGAGGTAAAAACAAACAAACTTA